TCTGCAAGATGTATTATTTTTTTTATCATATTATGCTGCGTTTAATAAATTATAGTAGTGCATTTCGATTAATTTTTGTGCTTCTAATCTCATGTACATTATTTGAATTTTTTGGAATGTCATTGTTTCTTTATCCCAATACATTACATAGATTTGTCTACATCTACGCTTAGGGAATTCTAACTCGTACATTCTAGCATAAACTGATAATTGAAGTGTATAAATACTCCATTGGCAGTTCTGCATGTACTCAAAAGGCTTATGAAGCGTTTCGAAGCCATAAGGATTATAAAAATTAAAAACTCTATTCGTCTTATAGTCACCAACATCAAAGAACACATCGTCAATATCAACAATTAAATCACTCATACCAGCCAGCTCATATTGTTCATTAAACAAGATTCTCTCTGGCCACATTGTTGCACCTTCATCTATTTTAAGGTTATTAAATGAATCTATAACTCTTTGTTCAAATTGGCCTTCTTCATCGTCTTTAGGGAAATACCACTTATTAGCTAATAGGTATCTTTCCATTATGTCATGCACCTTTGTACCATATTCATTAGCTTCGTCATTAAGCATTTGCCAGTAATCAAGTATTTGTTGTTGGTTCATACCAATATAACGTTCTTGTTTAACATGGTCTAATTGTTTCGTTATAGCTAACGAAACAGCTTCTGCATCAAAGTGTGGTTCTATTGATGACAGCGTTGTTGTAACTGATTTATATATCTTACCAGTTACCCTATGATGATACTTATGTGCGATTGGTTCAAGGTAAACTGGCCCTTCCCATAATTTTGCTGTACTCATATTGCAAATATACTAAGAATTATTGGTATTTGCAAGTATTTGTACTTGTTGTGCTTTTTCTAAGGTATTTGTAAAACTTAATAATCTTGCAATACCTCGTTTACCAAATTTTTCAAAAATTAATGAAGTGTCAAAATCTTCTGGTGGTATGCAAATTCTAATTCGTCCAAATAAATCACCACTGTTAAGTTTATTATAAAGTCTCTCAGCATCATCAATCGCATCACCATCTAATAAAACAACAACATTTGCGGATGCTTTTTCAAGTAACTTATATAATAAATCATCTGAAATAAACTTACCTAATAATGGTATTGAATTTGGAACAACTACGTGGTCAAATACACCTTCAACAAGATAAATTGTCGCATCCCAATTTATTAAATATTCGTTAAATATAATTTCTTGTTTTTCAACATCTGGATTGAGATACTTTGTTTTATTGAAATTCCAATCGAACCATCTAGCTATAAAATAATTAAGAATCCCGTCTTCGTCATATGAAGGGATAATAATTCTATTAAAAAATTTACCCTTAGTTGTATAACCAATTTTATATTTTATTATTATATCATCAGTGATGCCACGGTCTCTTAAGTATTTCATTGCCGAACTATACTTAAAATCCTTATTGTCACAATCAATTAGTTGCTTATAACCTTCTGGTAATGAAATTGACAGATGTTGTTTGTCCTTATCGCTTAGAAAAGCTTCAGGTTTAAATAATCGGTAATCTCTAAGAATTTTTTCGTTACCATATTTCTTAATTAATTTAATTATTGAACCATACATATTATGAGTGTCCTTACAAACCCAACACTTAAACACATCTTTCTGATAATTAACCTCTAAATTCCCCTTACCATCACCTTCTGGCATATCTTTATCCATAGAACAAGTTGGGCAATCCCACGAACATTGACCAGTTGCTTCATTATGATGTCTACAATCACCTAAAAATGACTCAAGTATACTTATTATATAAACCAAAATATTTTATTTTTTATTCTTTAACTAAATTATTATACAAATATACAATAATTTATCGAACAAAAAAAATATTTTAATAAAACTCTGAAAAAAATCAGTCTTTTACCATATCCTCATATATTTATAATAAACAACTTTATGGGTAGACCGAAATTAAAACAAGAAGATAAAAAGGGTAAACTAGGAATAAGTTTATCAAAGGAGCTTATTAAACAATTAGATTTAATAACCAATAATAAATCAAATTTAATTGAACAAATAATAATTGAATATTTTAAAATTATTAAATATGAAAAATAATTGTGGTATTTACAAAATAATTAATAAAAAAAATAATAAGTGTTATATTGGTAGTTCAATAAACATCAAAAGAAGGTGGGCTGAACACAAGTGTAATTTAAGGAAAAATAAACACATTAATATTCATTTACAGAAATCATGGAATAAACATGGTGAAGCGTCATTCTTATTTGAAATAGTTGAATTGGTCTCGAATACAAAAGACCTAATAATTCGTGAACAATACTATCTAGATAAAATTAAAACAGTTAATTCAAAAATTATGTATAATATCTGTACAATAGCGTATAGTACATTAGGTATTAAACACTCTGACACAACAAAAAATAAAATGTCTGAATCACATAAAGGTTTAATTCATAAAAAAGATACCATTATTAAGATGATACATATTAAAAATAAACATTCTGAAAACACAAAATCTAAATTATCTGAAATAAATAAAGGTAGAATATCACAAAATAAACGACCTATTTATCAAATAGATTTAAATGGTAATATAATTAAACAATGGAATTCCGTAACAGATGCCGCAAAAGCTCTTAATCTCTCCAAATCATTAATATGTAGTGTTTGTAGAGGTAAAAGAAAAAGTACTGGAGGTTTTAAATGGCAATACTTAAATCAAATAAAGGAAATTTCAATTGATATTAATGAAATTAAAAATAAATATTCAACTGGTTTATTCTCAACAAGAGAATTAAGTAAAATTTATAATATAAGTAAATCAACCATTTGGAATATGGTTAAAGCGTAACCACTACTTTCATTATGTTTTCTTGATTCACCTAAAAAAGATTCTAATATTGTTGATACATATTCCATCAAATGCAAATATACACATAAAAACAAAACCCACCAAATGGTGGGTTAAATTATTTCCATAAATTATTAATAAATGTTATTTATGATTGTTTCGTTTATGTTCATTTAACAATAATGGTTGATTTTTAAATTTCCAAATAAATCCAAACCCAGTTTTATGATTACCATTACAAGCCTCTCTAATTATTGACTCTTTAATGTTTGTTAATAATGATGCTTCTTTAATATTTTTAAATGTTCCTAACAAATTACCTTCTAAATCATATTGTCTTACTATTGATAATCTTAACGAGGAATTTGCATTTTCAACATCTTCATCTTTTAATATGTAAGCTTTAAATTTCCAGATAAAATAATTAGATGATTTTTGCTTACCTAAACAAGTAGCTGAAATATTTTCAGATTTATAACCTAATACTCTTTCAATTTCAGCGGCTGATTTCCACTCTTTAATAAATTTACCGTTTAAATCATATTGATTAACTGGTTTACCAGTATGATTATTATCTATTTTTATTTTACTAATTTTTTCACCAAAATTTTTATCTCTATTTGGTGTTAAATTGGGTTTAGATGTTTTTTGAATATTGTAACCATTTTCTTTTAAATATGGTTTTTTTAAATCAAACCATTTTTGTTCTATTTTAGTTAACTCTTCAATAATTTGATTTTTATTTTTTTTATCTGTTAAAACCTCTTCTAAAATTTTAAACTCAAAATTATTTAAACCATATTTTTTTATTGCATTTTTTAATATTAGATTACCCTTACCATATTTATGTTGTGACCATCTGCGTTCTACATCTATTGATTGACCAATATATACTTTATTATTAATATTGTTTGTAACTGAATAAACACAACAAATTGGTTTTTTACTTAAACATCTTAAAAATTTTTCTCTCATGTAAATAAATATATAAATATACGAGAAAAGATGCATATTGTGCCAATTAAACCCAAAAATTATTTTTACGCATGTACCCACGAATACAAGTTAGTGCATCACACATATCAAAATTTTCATTTTTTAATTTATTTTTTTTATCATATAACCAATTTATTTGTGGTTCAAGGTCTGAGACTAATTCCCAGATAACCATCTTTTTATCAACGTCATAATCATGTGCGCCAAATAATACTGGTGTACTCTTTGCTATTTCTTTTTCGGTTCTATCAGTACCGTCTTTTTTCTTTGTTCTTATTCCCATAAGTTGTGGGAAACCGAATTTTCTAGAATCATATGAGGATATAAATACTGGTGTTATACCAAGTGTTTCATAAATTGACCTAGCTATCATACCATTAAATCTAAGAAGTGTAGCAACTGTGTTTACATTATTAGATTGTAATAATGGTTCCTCAATTATCACTCTTGTTATACCAACATCAGAATAATCATTTAAAAATTCTTTTTCAAAAATTCTAGCTTTCTCAAATAATTCTTCCATTTTAGATTCTGGTTCTGGTTTAACCTTAGGTGTTACGTGATGTAATAATTTTAAATCACCTGTTGTACCCTTATTTTCAAAAAGAGCAATTCCAATTGTTTTAGTTGATACATCCAATCCGAGAATCAATTCATTAGCATTTGTTAAATCCATATTTTTAGTTTTAAAACAATAATATATTAAATCGTAAAAAAATAAAGGGTTAAACCGTTATTTTAATTGATAAAGCTAAAAATTCATTAACATTTTTTAATAAATGTCTATCTGGCTTAGCAATCGCGATTAAATCTCCGTCAGTATCGTAAAGCCCAATTTCACTAATTCTTGGTGTATCAGTTGTACTATTAAATGTTAAATTTGTTGATGACCCAAATTCGCCTCTACCAGCAATACAAGTTACATTCTGTGTAATTTGAGTTGAAATACTATCTATTGTTACTGTTGTTGCACTAGAAATAATACCTTGATTAATTATTTGTTGGTTAGTGATTACAACAAACCCATTGTCTAAGTAAGCTATGCCGACTGGTGTATCTCCAGTTAATCCTAAGTTTGTATTTGTTTGTAAATTGTAAAGTTGTTTACCATTCTGACTAAATGGTTTAACGCTACCAAATCCAGTTGACCAACTTAATGTTGAAATATTGCTTGGTTTTTGAATATTATCCGAAAACATAATCCCTATATTTGGACCAAAATTTTTAGCATCAACCGATTCATCTCTATAGTAACTATCTTGAACGTTATTTGGTATACCAGTATTTTGAAAAGAACTATAAAGAGTATAAGTGCTTGCAGTTGTTGTTACTTCAACCTTAACTACTTTACCATCTATAACTTCACCATATTTAGTATTATCAATACCAATAACATATATATTTGATTGTGCAAACGCGCTAAATCCAGTGTCAGAATAACCACCATTAGTATATGTTTTACCAGTATACGTATAATCATCTGTTGAATTTAACGGAAGGCTAAAGGCATAATATAGATTAACTAACGAATCAGTATTTATATTATTTCTATTAACTGTTGATTGCGTTAAATAACTACCAGATACAACGACTTGACCATTTGATACATAAGTTGTTGTTAAGTTAGCTGAACTAGATTCAACTGATTTTTTTGTTACACCATTTGAATTTAGTATTAATTGACTCTTAATTGTAACATCTGGACCAACACTATTACTAATAGTATTATAAGGCCCAACATCCCCACTATCTGTCGGTACTTGACCAGTCGTTAATGGTAATGCAGCATAATAATTTGAATCTGAATCCCCTAAACAAAATGTTGATACTAAATTGTTATTAGTTAAGATTAACTTTCTTCTACCTACTGGTGTAAGTTTAGCTGAAAGTGTTGTTGTTGTTCCACTATTTATAAATCCCATATTTTAATTTTTTAAAAGTCCATTGATAACTCAAGCATTATTGTATGTGTGTTTAAATCTTTTTTAATGTCTCTATTTATTTTACTACATAGAGGTTGTAAATTAGTGTAATTACATAACTGAAGCACACTTTCTTCAGTTTTTGCTGATGATAAAGGTTCAATATGGTCTATATCCCATCCATAATTAGGTGTACCATTATACTTACCATAGTTATCCCAGTTCATCCATGATTCAAATTTAGATTCTAAATAAATCTTAAAATCTTCAAATGAACAACCTAGAATATCTGATGTCTTATTATTTTTATTAATATTAAATCGTTTCATTGTTTTAGAAATTGATGACCTTACACGACACTTTAATCTAAATAATTCATCAACAGCTTTACGTTTTTTCACCGATTTATTATGTTGTTCTTTAACTTTATCTGGGTTATTTTTACGATATTTCTTAATACTTTCGTTTATTTTTGTTTTATTATTTTTAACCCATTCTTTTTTTTGTGTTTTTATTTTTTCTTTCTTTTCATCATCACTTAATTTAGTTTTCAAACCAAACTTATTAATCTTCCACTTTTTTTGTTGTTCTAAAACTTTCGACTTATTTTTTAAAACATATTTCTTTCTAGCAAGTCGTTTAGCTTCCTTTTTTTGTTCTTCGGTTATATTTTTAGTAGGTCTAGACATATTAAAAATCAAGTGATAACTCTAACATTATCGTATTTCCAGAATCTAATAGTACTGGTTCACTTAATTTTCCAATAACAACTAAATTTTTATTTGAATCATATATACCTACTTCACTTACCCTTAAACTAGCTGGATTTGTTGTTGCTAACCCTCTAGTTGGATTTGTAGTTTGTACAAAATCTGCCGCACTAATCCTAATGTCAAATAATGTCTTATAAATTGTTGCACCAATATATGTACTTAAATTACCATAAAAAAATCTTTCATCACCAAATTGTAGTGTGTTTGGACTACTATTTGTCGGCATTGATAAACTTTGTGTTATATCAAATGTT